CTCGGATTCTGCATCTAAACCATGAACAGCTTTTAAATCTTGTGCAAGTTCAACTGTGTATTCTGCTTTCAATGCTCTTGATTTAGCAGTAACAGTTGTCTTCTCGATTGAAAACGCCATTTCATTAAGTGTAGTTGAGTCTCCGAAGCCTTCAGCTGTGCTTGTAGATACACCAGCGCCAGTTGTGTAGGTACCATCTACTGGATTAGCTCCAGCATGTGTTCCTGCACCCGAAAAGTCTGTATCAGCTTCGTTAAATAAAGCCTCTGTACCAGCCATTGTGGTATAGTGTGACTTCATTGCGAAGATAAGACCTGTTGGGCCTGACATAGGTTGTACGCCACAAACGTCATAAGCCATAAGGTTAGGCAAAGCACGTCTAACTAACGATATTAATATCGGATCGTAGTTGTCAACGCCTGCACCTGTTTGGTTTGTGTGTGTAGCCTCGAAAAGAGCTTCCTTCTCCTCACGGAGAGCCTTCTCCTGATTTTCGAGCACTACTGTCGTAACCGCACGCTTGTAAGGATCCGAGATCTCTTGTAGATCAGGATGCTGCAATACGGGCTGCCACTTTTTCTGTAGTTCTTCTGAAAGATACATCAGTTTCTCCTTGTTTTACGTTTGTTATTTATTATAACCTAATTATTTATAATAATTTTAATTTTTAACATCGGAAAACTTGACCGCTTGAGAAATACCTTGTACATATTTACTCATCACAGTTCCGTCTTCTAATGTTCCCTGATCAACGCTATCTTCTAGCTTATCGCTATCATCTGCTTTCGCTTTAGGAAAATAATTTTCCTTGATAACATTTAGTTTAGAAGTGTACATCTCTTCGTTGTCGTAAGTTACGTCAGCGATTAGAGTTGCAAACTTTTCAACCTCTGTTTCAGCTAGATCGTCAACCACGGAACGGAATACTCTTTCCTTTTGCAGTTGTTCCCTGTCTTCGCTGATTTCCACGGACTTGTTAATCTCTTCGTCTAACTTAGATTTTAACTCGTCTATTTCTTTTTGTTGAGTTGTTAGTACATCGAATTTTTCTTCAGGAACATCGATGTAATGGTTTTGGAATGTCTCTTTAAGATCTTTAATAAAGCTCTCAGTGATTTCATTCTTAAGACCATTCTCAACAGCTAGTTCATTCTCTGACATCCATTGCTCAGTTACATAACTGAGATATTTGTCAATGTTTTCTACTAGCTTTGCTTTAGCTTCTTCGAAAGCCTTATTGGCTTCCTCAACAAGTTCGTCTTCAATAGAATCGATTTGTTGATTGACTCGAGCTACAACGACAGTCTCAAATAATGAGGCTGCTTTTGTTTTGAATTCTTCTGAAAGATGCTCTTCGTCGGCAAATAAGTTAGCAATGTCTTCTTCAAAAAGTGTTTCGGAAGATTCTTCCTCTTCTTCATCAGTTTCTTCAGCGACGACTTCTTCTTCTGCCTCTGCTGTTACTTCTTCTTCCTTTGGTGCTTCCTCAACAGTATCTTCTTCTGCTACGACTTCATCTTCAGTCTCAATAACTTCTTCTAAAGTTTCTTCGCCTTCGCTACCTTCTTCACTCTCGCCAACAGGTCCTCTGTTGCCTGCTGAGCTAGGTTGGTTAACTACTGTACGAGCGTCCGTAGTATCTGTGTAGTTAGGTGCTTTACCAGCACCGTCACCTTCTAGTCCAGGAGCCTTAGATGCTTTATCTGAAGCTGCCTTTCCTACTGGGCTTGTTAATCCACCTTCTGGGTTGCTAGTACCACTAAGGTCTTGCTGCTCAGGATTAGGATTGGAATTACCTTGTAAAGGATTAGTTTTGTCACCAGCTGTTTTGTCCAACGGACGGTGTGGGTCCGCGGAAGATGTAGGTAAGTTAGCTCTTGAACTACCGCCTTGCATAGGTGGTTGTCGATCGCCAGCTTCCTGTTCATCTATAACTGCTACGGTATCGTCTTGCAACTTACCTTCAAGCAGTTCTCTGATTTTGGATTCTACTCCCATTTCTTCTCTCCTTATTTTCGGATTATCTAGTTTTTATATAATCTAATAAACTATTTATATTTATACAGATTTCTATTAGATTTTGGACAGTTTTTCTAAGAAATTGTTAAAGACTTGGAGCTTTTCTTCTTCTAAATGTGCTGAATTTGCACCAGAAATAGTGGCTCTAGCCTCTTCAATATCTTGTTCTGTCCATTTACCATTAACAAAAATCCATTCCTTACCCTCCATAATGCCGCTTACAAAAGCGTCTGGGGCGCTAGGATCTGCAACAATATCTGCTGCTGTCGCTAACATAAAGTCATCTTGTACTTCGTTAATGCCGTTCCTCTCTTTGAGGGAGCCTAAACCACGTGAACTAACACCTAGTTGAGCACCTTCGCTAATGAGTTCTTTTACAATCTTACCCATAGGCGTGTCCATGACTTTCGCTCTACCGATATAATTGTTGCCGTCTTCCTTAAGAGATACTATCATGTGCGAGACACGGTCTAAATTAACCGTTGGTCCGTCAGGATGTCCTAACTCTCCATAAGCTCGTTTTGTTAAAACATTCTCTTTAACATAACGATTTACTTCTCGCTGCATAATCTCTCTAGGATATATACGACCGTTTTTGTTCTTTAAATCTGATTGTAAGAACACACCTTCGATAAACACGTTAGGTTTCTTCGGGTCCTTACTCTCTTCTGTGAGGTATGATATGCTCTCGTTAAATTCTTTAATTAATCTCATGGCCTATCCTAATGATCCGCCGTCATACACACTTCCTGCATCGTCAGTGTCTAATGGTGCGTCTTGATGTTGTTGTGAACCATATCCGGATACTTTAGCACAATCTATTATGACTGTACCGCCTGCTCCGCCTGCTATTACGACTTCAATGTTTGATGTGTTTTCTGAATTGTCGCTAAAGCCGTAGAAATCTTGTGATCCACTCTCATGTAGTTCATATAAAACAACGGAGTTTCTTTGCACTTTGGCACTTGCTCCGCTTGATAAGGTCCAATGAAGTCCTTTAATGTTTACTGCTGGGGAGCTTTGCGTTTCAGTTGACTTCTTTAACGTTGTCGCTAAAGCAATTGTTCCTGTCGCTGCAGTCCCCCTAACACTAACCACGCCCTGGACTTGGGTTAATTTTAAGTTGTTTACTGTGACTGCCATTTGTTTTCCTATGTTGGTAAGTTATATTTCTTTTTATTCGTGTGGTTAATATGTTTATTCTCTTCAAGAACCTTTACGTTCTTGTCATCCACTTCAACTTTTTCTATACCGTGTTCAAACATAACTCTATACCAGGATATATTTCCATATGCATCTGGTTCTGCATGTTCACCTATAATAGTTTTGCCTTCTTTCCACTCTTTGTGGAAAATTTTACTAGCGCACATGTGCTTATCGCCTTCAAGTGAGCCTTTGGCAACACCATCGGTAGGAGCCTCGGTAATAACCCCTTCCCTGTAATCTTTAAACGTTCTCATCGTTTGTCTCAACAGGCATACCTGTTGTTGTATCAATATCAACCAATTCTAATGGTTCACCTTCTACAGGAATGCCTTCGGGCGCTACGCTTTGTGGGTGAAACATCTGTTTTGCTGTTTCAACCTTTGCTGCATCCATTGCATTGTTTGTCCTGTCTTGCATTAAATCATTAAAGTTTGTTTGAACTTCTGACGCTTTACCAGCGATCATGTTGTCTAACATGTCTTTAATTTCTTTACTTTGATCTAAATCTTCTGCCATTTTTACATTCCTCCATTAGGTCCTACGGGATTTCCTTCCCCTGGAACCTCATCTTCTATATTACCAGCTCCATTAGGGGCTGCTTGATCAACTGCTGCCAGTGGACTCCATTGATACTGTCGTTGATATGTTGGTTCATTCATCAACTCTGTTTCTATCTCATCAATGTCATCATCTGTTAGCATTAAAACGTTCTTTTGTATGTAACGCTTACTAAAAAATGTTCCGATATAAGCTGCTAATCCGTTTAATACTTCTACTCTACTTCTCAAAATCTCTTGTTCTTTAGACTCTGTATAGTAAGCATCAGTCGAAAACTCAAACTCTATATCATCTTTTATCATGTTCCAATCGTCTTCGGTTAGAACACCTTTTAGTAAACATTGCGTCTTTAATAGATCGCTTAACATAACAGCAAATTTCCTTCTTAACTTGATGATGAATTTTGTAAACTTCATTTCATCTCTGTTAATCTCAGCTGCTCTTCCAAAGTTCATACCAGCTTGTTGTTCCAAACGTGAGATAGGAATGTTCAACGATTGATATAGTTTACGTTGAAAGTATTCTACGTCTTCTATTTGCCCCAAGTTTTGACCTGCTGGCAATGTATCAATCTGTGTTCCTGTCCCGCCTTCTCTTCTGGGTAACCAGAAGTCTTCCAACATTGACATAAACTTCTTGTCATCACGGATCTCGCCTGTATTAGCATCGTAAACTAACTTGTTACGATAACGATCCATAATGTCTTTTAGATATTGTTCTGCCTTCATCTT